TCGCTCGTTTTTGGAGTTGCCAAAGCAAAAGGTACGCTTATATTCGTGTAACCTTTTAAAAGGTTTAAATCTTTGTTTGCTGGGTTATTTACTTCCGCTCTATATTCGTTTATTGAATATTCAAAACGGTCAATTGTGTTTAGATCGCTGTAATCAGTTAAATATTGAATTAAATAAGTATTAAAATTACGGCTAAAATCATAGCTATATTGGTTTTGCGCTTCACTTTGTAAAACCAAACTTGAATTAATATTATAAAGCGATTTATTATAGTAAAAATCCCAACGCTCCAAATTTACAACGCCGTCAACTATCCGCACCTTTGCGTTAAACATATCCTCAAGAGCTACAAATAAGCTTCCTAAAGTTGGCGTCGTATCGTTTGCACTTGGATAGCCATTTTGAAAAGCTTGGTTTAAATCATTCTCGAAAACATTATACCATTTTTTAGTATCTCTATTTCGCGGTATTGGTAAACAAACTAAATCTTGATAATCGCCCTCTAAGATCGAGCTTTTAAAACTATAACCTAAATATTGACAGCCCTTTTTACAAAGTTCTAAAAAAGTTGAACATTTAAAATATCTTAATTTAGGAAAAACAAGCTCTTTTAACCTTTGCGTTAACTTAACAGCTTGCACCAATAAAACAGCTAAAAACGTTATTTGTATAGCCAACTGTAAACCAGCCTCGATAATTTTACCAATAGCCGAAAAACCATAGCCAGCAATTGCGACAAATTCCTTTGTTGTTTTTGCCACCTCTTTTGTTTGTTGAGCTATTGAAATTGAAATTGTAAACAAAGACAAAGACACCATTAACGCTTGAGCTTTTGCGTCTTGAGGTAAAATAAAATAACCAACTTCACGCTCTGCAATACTTAACTGTGTCGCTAAATAATCAAATGTTAAGCCCTCCGCATTATCGAAAAAATTATCGTGTTCAAATCTTTTTTTAAGCCTTATTTCTACGTCCCTATCTTTAACCACAAAGCCGTCGGTAAAGTCTGCGTATAAATTTATTAAAGCCCCAGAATTAAATTGAATATCATACGGCAACCCCTCACAAAGCCCTATATTTTGTAAGTGATCCATTATTAACTTTCGCCCCTCATTTGCTAAAACAACCGTATCGCTCGTAAGTTTAACCTCATCAAGTCGAGCCGAAAAGTCAACCGAAAGCCCTATATCAAAGTTATTTCTCGGAGTTACCTCTGTATTATTTATAAAATGTTTCATTATTTAAACCTCCTTATATTTCTTGTTACATCTTTACCTTTTCGTTGGCTTTCAATTAAATGAATAACACCACCCACAATTTCGCCCATTTCAATATTAGTTTCTGGCTTGTTTTTAATTGTAGCGTTTAATTCATCTATTTTTTTGATTAAAACGCCGTCATTAAATTGATTAATTTGTAAGCTTTGCGCTCCATTAATCATATTTTTATTTTTCAAATAATCGCTTGAAATTTTTGCTATTTCGTAAGTTGTTAAGCTTCCAGTCATTTTGGATAACTCTGGGTTTAAAACTTTCTCCGAGCCGTCAACCCTTACAATATAACCGTCTTTTCCTTGCATTTGTGGACTTCCTAAAGCTTCGCCAACCGTTGTTTCAGTACCCTCATAAAAAGTTGGTAAAGAGTTAATAAAAGAAGTTAAAACAGATATGTCTGAAATTGTTTTAACTAAAGCGTTGCCCTCTTTATTTTCTAAGTTTGCAATATATGTACTAAAAACGCTTTCAGCTAATTTTATTCGCTCTTGTTTCTTCAATTCTTGCTCTTTTTTCTTGTTTGCCTCTGCTAACATTTTCTCATTTTGCGCAAGTGATTTTTCTGCTGTCAAATTACCCTCAACTGCCAACTGTTCTAAAAAGCTTTTTTGTTGATTTAAAGCATTTATTTCTTTATCTATTTGCTCGATCTTCTTTTGACTTTGTTTTATAAAATAATCGGCTGAAAGTTTAGCAAGCTCATCAACTCTTTTATAATATTCTTTTTGTTTGTCGAGTTTGTCCTTTGCTTCCTTTTCTGCTTGTTTTGTTTGTCCCTCTCCGTATTGCCCCAGAGCGTCGTTTATTTGGTCGTTATAATCGTTTATTTTATCGTTTTTATCCTTTTCAATTTCAAGCAATTCGTTCGCTCCATTTTCTGCAATTATTTTCTTTTTTAGCTCGTTATCTTTTGCCAAAGTTTCAAGCTCTCCGTCAAGCTCTTTTTGTTTCTCTAAATAATTATCGTTTATCTCATCTTTTGCTTTTTGTGTTAAACCTTTCTGGCTTAAAAGCTTTTCCCTTTCCTCATCAAGTTCTTTTTGCTTTTGCTTTTTCTCATTCTCAAAATCTTCTTGCTGTTGTTGTATTAATGAAAGTGTGTTTTGCTTTGCGTATTCAACTCTCAATTTGTTTGCCTCAAACAAATAACTTTCAAATAGGTCAACGTTTGCCTCTCCAGTTGTTTCTGCTAAATATAATTGTCTTTTAAATTCCTCCTCTGTTTTTACGTCCAGAGCCATTGTTTGACGTTCAAAATAGATTTTATTCAATTCATTTAAAAGTCTCGTCTGTTCGCTTATAACCTTGTTTATTTCGCTGTATTCTGTATTTAATTCTTTTGTTGTTTTTTTATTCTTTTTATCTTCTTCACTTTTTAACTTGAAAGCGTTTTTATTTACAATTATTTCGCTTGTAGCATCTTTTAAATTTTCGTTTATATTTTCAAGCTCTTTATTGTATTCTTCTATTTTAACGTTCCCTCCAGAAATTTGAGCATTTAATTCTGATATTTTTTGCTCTATTGTTATAGTTTTTCCGCTACTATCTTGATAATATTTAACCCTTTTTGATAATTCTTTAAACTTTTTAATTTGTTCCTCTACGCTTTTATTTGTTGTTTCAACTTGTTTAATGTCGTTTTTTATTTGCTCTTTTGTTTTTTTAATATTACTTTCTTTTTGCTTTAAAAGTTCCTCCTCTGTAATTTTATTCTCATTTCTTAACCTTTGCAAATTAGAAATTTCTTTTTCTAAATTCTTTTGTCTTTGAGTTATTCTATTTGTGGCTGTTCTATCTGCTTCATCTTGGGCTTTTGCTAAAACTTTTTGAGCATATTCTGCCTCGTACGCCCCACTCGCTACATCATACAAAGCTTTTGCTAAATCAACAGCCAACCCAATAACAGCCACAAAACCTATGCTTTTCATCGCACGACCTAAAGCTTGAGCTGAACGGCTTGCCATTATATTAGCACTATTTAATTTTTGCGTTCCAGTTACTAAACCTAAAATATTACGTCCTAAATTTCCAAAACTTCCGTTTAATAATTTTGTTTTAACTAATAAAACACCGTAACCGATAGCAAGCTTTGAAATCCAACCTATTATATTCGGTAAATTTTTTGCTAAAAATGATAATAAACTTTTTATTGTGTTACCAACTCCAGACCCCTCATTTACCGATAAAATAAAGCCCTCCCAAGCTGACTGCAATAATGTAAACTGACCGCTAATAGTATCAAGCCTTTTTTCTGCCATAGCTTTAAGCTCGTCGTTTACATCTGTTATACTATCCCTTAATTCAACTAAGTCCCCGGAGCCTTGTATAAATGTATTAAACGCCGATACGCTTCGCTTGTCCGTTAATTCTAAAGCACTCGCCAAGTCAATTCCTCTGTTTTGTAACTCTTTTAACGCTCCAGCCAAATCGTCCGCACTTGTTATAGGTTTACCAAGTTCAACAGCTAAAGCTCCGTTACTATCTGCTAAATTCAATAAGATATTACGCAAAGCCGTTGCACTACTCGAGGCGTCAAAACCAGAGTTCGCCAACTGCCCTAACAAAGCCGTCGTATCTTCAATAGAAAAGCCGAAACTTTGAGCTACTGGTCCGACTGTTGAAAGCCCAGTTTCTAATTTGCTAAAATCTAAGGCTGTTTTCGTTGTTGCGACTCCTAAAACAGAAACCACACGCTCCATTTCGGAAGCGTCAAGATTAAACATTCTTAAACCAGCACCAGCCAAAGCCGAAGCCCTCGCAATTTCTACACCAGTAGCACTCGCAAAATTTGAAACCGCCTCTGTTGATTGAGTTATTTGCTCACTCGTAAAACCAAGTTTCGCAAGTTCAATCTGCATTTCAGTAATTTGAGTCGCTGAAAACTGCGTTGTAGCTCCTAAATCTTTGGCTTGTTGAGTTAAGCCAGCAAGCTCGTCTTTTGTTTTACCAGAAATAGCTTGTAAATCTCCTTGCGCTTGGTCGAAGTCCTTAATAATATTAAAAGAGCTTTTAATTCCTTGAAATACACCAAACGCAAGCCCAAGTTGAGAAAGCGCATTTCTAACACCATTTAAAGCACTTTTATAGTTTCCGACATTTCTAAAATTATCCCCTACGGTTTGATCTAATTTTTTAAGTTGAGCGTCCCCTTGCTGTGCCGATCTTGTTACCTTTCTATATTGCGCTTCTAAATCTCTATAAGCTTTTGAGTTCTTTTTTCCGCTTAATTCTAAATTTAAAAGCTCCGCCCCTAAACGTTTACTTTCGTTTTTTAATTCCCTTGTATTTTTTTCAAGTTTTTTATAAGCGTTTGCCTCATCATTCGCTAATTTTACGCTTTTTTGTTGAGCTTTTGCTTGTCTTTCCGCTTCCTTATTTTGTGCTGTTTGCGTTTTTATTTTTTGTTGGTTAACCTTTTCAAGTTCTTGTTCTGTTTTTAGCTTTAGGGCTTCTAATTTTTGAATTTGTTGTAAAGCTTTCGCTTGCTGTTCGCTTACTTTTGTGGCTTCTTTTGTGCTTTTTACAAACTCATTTAATTCTTTTGTTGTGTTAAATTTAGCTCCAGACATAGCTTTTTTAATTGTGCCAGCCATTTTAACAAACTCCTCGTTCATCAACTCAAGTTTTTTTATACTCTCGTCTGCGCTCTTTATAAGATTTTGAAATATATCTTTTTCGTATATCTCGTTACTTTTTATTTGCTTTGCCATATTCCTCTAAAATATTATAATATTCTTTTACAGTCGTTTCTTTTGCGTTTATTTTGTAGCCTAACCACTTCGACAAATATATTAAAGTTTTGTCGGTTGTCATTCCTATATCAGCCCCCTTTTTTAATTGTTCAATTTTTGCCTTTTGAATTTCTATTTTTGTTTTTATAAACTCATCTCCTTTAATAACTAAATCGCATTCCAACAAAGCCAGTTTTTTCATTTCGTTAAAAACTTCTTTTTGCTTTTTACCTACTCCAAACTCTTTTAGAAAATCATCATAAATTAACTCATAAGCTTCATTTAATTTTTTTTCGCTTTCTTTTTGTTTTGGATCAATCAATAAATAATTAAGCTCGCCCTCGTTTATTTTTTGCCAATTATACAAAGGTAACTCGTCAATCGATTTGTAAAATTTTTCTGACATATTTATTAAATTTTATTATTATCTCGTTTTTTAGCTTTTGACGGCTTTTTTCGTTTAGTCCGACTATTCCATTACCTAACCAATCGAAAAGCCTTGTAACGTTGCCAAACTCGTCTATTTTCTCATCGTCTCCGTCAATTATAAAGCTATCTAATAAAATAACCATAAATAAAGACCGATAAAATTCCCCAGTATCGTAAAGCGTGTAAGGAGTTCCAGCTTGTTTAGTTGGGTTTATCATTTGAGTAACTTCCGAATAAAGCCCCATTATTTGATCGTTTTCATCAACACCTTTCATTAATTGGTCATATCTAACCCAGTCAAGAATTTTAACCTTTAAAATAGTATCAAAAGCTTCAAACCAAGCGTTCCTATCACTTAAACCTTTTGTTCTTTTTAACGTTTCTCCTAACCTTGTTTTAAATAAATCAACCATAAATCAAAGGTAAAAAAAAAGGGTGACATTTCTGCCACCCCTCTAAAACTATAATTTGTAAAATTGCTTTACAAATTTATGATAAATCTGTTAACAATTCGCCAACGTATCCAGTTTTTTGGACTTTTACCTCAACTGGTAAACCAGCCGTTTGACTTGCAAAAGTTAAAGTATATCTATTAGCTACCGCCGTAACTGATAATAAAGAAATATTTGCACCAGTTGAAGCGTCTGAAAGCGTAAAGTCTGCTAAAACTAAACCAGACACTTTAATTGGATTTAAAGCCGTTCCATACATTAAAGTAGCGTCTAAAACTAAATCTGTTTGAGTTGCAGAAACTTTTTCCATTTCAACGTCTAAAAGTCCCTCCAATAAATTAAAGTCCATTACTTCGTCCGATGTAATTAGCCACAACGTACCCTCATCAAATAAACGGTAAAAATCAAAAGAAACCATTAATTTTTGTACTGTTGTGTCTGTCGCATACATTAAACGAGCGTCAAAACTTTGGTTATCTACTGGTATAGGGTAAAGCTTATCCCCAACTTTTGATCCAACCAATGATCCGTTAACGTCAACGATATAGATACCAAACTCAACACATCTATTATCTTGAATTTTTGATAATAATTGAGGAGTTGCTTCCCATAATTCCCCAGCAAAAGAGCGTTTAGCTTGTTTAATAAATACCTTACGACCGCTCGGAGCTTCCTCGAATGTGCTGTCCCCTTTTTCAAGAGCAACGTTTTCCAATAAAGGTAAAGGAAAAAATCTTTTTGAAGCGTCTGCTTGATTAACTAAAGCCTCAAAATATGCTTGATCCAACGTAGCTGTTAAATCAATATAATTTTTTGCGCCAGTTGAATCTTCCAACGGCACCATAATAAATTTTGACGTTACACTTTGTAACGTTACACAATTCGGCACTCCAGTATTAGAAAGTCCAGAATCACATTTACAACCTAAAGACATAATATTTTAAATTTTAGTGTTTATAAAATAGGGGCTAATTAAAGCCCCTTGTTAATTAAATTAAGGTGCTGGAGTTAAAGCTGTTTTTGAAGTTGCAAAAGTACCTTTAACAAACGCTCCGTAGTGATTAGATTTAACGTAGTGAGTAGCTCTTGCCTCACATAAAATAGTAAATAAGTTCTTTGTAAAATCGTCATTAACAAAACCAACTTGAATGTTCATATCTTCACGCAATCTTAAGTTTGATTTTGTAAAGTCACCAACTAAAAAGTCCCCAGCCGTTACTCCAGTATTTTCAATAATTTGAATACCGTTGTATCTTTTTACTCCAGAATTATCTGTGTAAATCATTGGTTGAGTGTACTCTCCTTGAGCCGTTTTTGTCATATCAAAATCAGCCACATCAATAGGGTTCATTAAGATATAGTTCGGCTCAAAATTAGCCCCTTGAATTTGTGAAATTGCAACTCTTAAAACGTCCAAATTGTTTGGCTCTGTAATTGCGTTTGCAAATGTTCCAGCACTCCAAGAAATAGCGTTTGCTAAAATACCAACTAAATTGTTACCAGTACCGTCTCCGCTCAAGATTTGCTCGTCTAATTTTAACGCTACAAGCTCCATTAATTCAGTATCAATTTCTCTACGCATAAAAGGTAAATCAGCAATCATTTCTTTTGAAACTTTTATCCAAGCCGTAACCTTTTTAGTTACTGCATTTCTTTCTATTAAATCAAAGTCAGCTTGAGATTTTAAAGCTCCTTCTGCTGTCATTCCAGCCCCTCCTTCTGGGTTAGCTTGTTCAATGTAAGTTACATATTTTGAAGAAGTTGTCCCTAAATTGATCAATTGTCTTAAAAAAGGTTTTCTTCTTACAATTCTTGTAACTCCTTGCTCCAAATCAGAAAGCCCAACTACTCCACCGCTATAATTTCCGTCGATAGTCATATCGCCTACTGCTTTAACGTCAAGGTTAGCCGTTCCTCCTTTTTCTACTAACTCCTTAATTCTGTCAATAGACTTTTCGTAAGCTGTAGTAATAGCTTGACCTAAAGACTTAATTGTTGTTGGGTTTGATTTGCTTTCTTTTAAACCCTCGATTTTAGCCTCAACGTCTGCGATAGCTTTTTTAATATCTGAATTGTCAGTTTTTTCTGTTAACGTGCTTAATTCACTTTTTAAAGCCGTTAACTCATCTTTTGTTACAGCGTTTGCTGTTTTTTCTGAAATAATCGAGTTCACTTTTTCGATTACTTGCTCTGGTGTCATTTCCATTTTATTTGTTTTTAAAAGTTAAAAAAATTAAATATTTAAAAGCTTTCTTTTTTTTAGGCTTGAGTATATTTGGCTCAAGTTAAGCAAGTAGTCGCTTTCTTATATTTTGTTACATTTATTGTTAAACTTGTACCGCTCAAATTAGCGTCTAAAATATTTCTTTCAAAGCCGTTTTGAGTTTCCGTTCCGAATTTAGTTAAATCTTTTTTATTTAACAACTCTAAAGCTTTAAAAGTTGGCTTTTGGTTAATTACATCAATAAATTGCTCCATTAAATTAATCATAGGCGTAACAACCTCGCTTTTATGTTCTGCTGTGTAAAAATCTTTTATATTAGTTTCATCTAAAAAGAAAACAGTAAAATTTATTTCCCTTTCTCTACTGTCTCCACGACCATAAACAACCTCCGTAAAATTATCTAATAACCAAACAATAGGCGTTTTATTAAATAAATCAATATCCGCTCTGGTCCATTCGATATTGGTCGCTAATCTCGTCCCAGTTATATTAAAAGGCTGGTCGAGTATTAAAGTATCTCCAACTATTGCGCCGTCTTTTAAGGTTAACGTATTACCGTTAATAGCTGTTATTGTTTTTGTTTGTAAGTTTCCAAGACTATCAAAGCCCCTTACACGTTTACCAACTCGAGCCCATTTTAAAGAGTTAACAGTATATTGATTAGAGTTTTTAGAAGTTACCGAAATTGTCCTATCTATTGAAGCAACTAATTCATTAAATATTTCGCTAAATTCTTTCATTAGATCCAATAGTTAAAATATTTATTAACGCCTCTAAACTCTGGATAATCACTTGAAAAATTGTAATACATAAACTTTTGGATAGCTTGATATGTTTTTACGCTTTCATTATATCTTTCATAAATAGGGCTATAAGCTCCCTCGCTTAATTCATTCTTTTGCTTTTGCATACCTAAAGGCGTGGCTGTTGTTATTTGGTCTCGTATTGCTTCAAAATAAATAAACCCTATTAACATATCTTTTAAACCTCTTGAAATAAGCATTTCGTAAAGATTAACGCCACTTTGTTCTGTAAAGGCGTTGTAAACTTTTAAAAATCTTGCCTCTGTTGGTATGTTTCCAGGTTGACCGTTTGCGTTTGCATAATAAAGATTAAATAGATCAACGCCAAACAATTCCGTTAAATATGTTAACTCAAATCTTTCAATATAATAGTCAATATCGACAGTATTATAAAGTCCTTGAGAAAGCGCAAACTTTCCAGTAAAATCTTCACTATTAACATAAAACCCCATAACCTTTCGCTATAAAATTGCTCGCTAATTCTCCAGTAACTTTTATTTTTTTACCTTTTAGGCTTTTATCCTTTACGCTATCATTAAATTGAAAATCGTACATTTTAACCGCCTCAAGCTCGACCTTTTCAGCTTGTTTTTTAGTTACTCTTTTAACTGGTTTTTTTTCTTCCACTTCTTTTTTAGTTCGTGCCATTTTTTTTTATTTTAAATTATTAATTACTGCCGACCAATCAAAAGATTTAACAGCGTCGTCAATTTTCATTTCGTCTTTTAAAAGTGAAAGCTCGCAAAGTTGAGCGTTTAAAAATTTAGCTTTCATTTCTAAATTATAAAGTCTTTCGTCTGTTCCTTGACCTTTTACTATTGCTTTAATAGTTTGCTCAAGTTCGTTTGAAACCTCTTTTATTTTATCTTTTTTATTTGCGCTTTTACCAACTGCTAAAACTGGGGTCATTTCATTAGCTCCAAAAGTAACAGCCGAGCCCTCCCAAAGCGCAACCTCTGAAATTTGAAAGTAACCGCCACCCTCAAGCTTTTCATCTTGAATAAATTTAACTTTATCCTTTATATATTTAAAGCCGATAGAATGCTCTCTAATTATTCCCTCCTCGTAATCAATTAAAGCGTCTTTTCCCAGCGTTGTATCACTTAATTTAGCGACAGCAAAAAGTCCGTTTTCGTCCTCCTCTAATCTTATAAATTTTCCTATTGGTTTCTCCCAGTCGTGATAACGTAAAAAAGCGATTTTTCTATTACTTTGAGAATCTACTCCTCGCTCTTGTAAAGATTTTTTAAAAGCCCCTTTTAAAATAACGTCGTTGTCGCTATCTAAATTATCAAAGTGAGCTAAATACATAGCAACCTCTTTTTTATCCAGCGAAATATCCTTTAATTGAATATTTTGCCCTTTTATTTGGTATTGTGTTAAACTTTTTTCAATCATTTGTTTAAATTTGTCTAAATTAAATATTTAATTTAGAAACAAATATAAAAATTTAATATGAATTTTAACTTTTTAGA